GAGTTTTTTTGTTTTTGAGGTTCGGCAACTTTAGATAGTTCGCCTATTAGTGTGTCTAGATTAGACTTTGACCTTTTAAGGGCCGCAATACTTGTATTCATATATTTCTCCTTGTATGTTTTATCGTATTATTGTATTTGTATGTGTCTGTATTAATCGACATTATTATTTATAATGCGAAATAGGTGGGACTATGGATTTACCCACAAGACAGCGACTAGATACCATTTCTAAAACACCGTCAACCAAGTTCTTCCTGTCGGAAGTGTGACCCATAACTGGTAAGGTTACAGACCTGGGGACAACCCCTAACTTGTCAAGTTCGACCCTCTGGTTAAGGCCTCTTCCTTGCACTATAAAAAGAAAGTAATTAGTTTTCTTTTGCATTAACTATATTATAACAGAAAACTCGACCATTGTCAAGCCCCTATCATAAAATTTATTTAACTTTTTTATCAAGTTCCGATTCCAATGTGCCAAAGTCAGCATCCAATACACTCTTAATTATGACCTGTTTGGTAAGTGGTGTAGCACCATTCTCATTATTGATATATTCAATCTTTTGTAACTTCTTTTCTAACTTCTCTATCTTACTTTCAAGTTCTCGTATTTTCATACCTGATTCCATAAGAGAATGTTCTGCTGTAAATCTTGCCGCTTCGTCTATCATATTATCTTGCTAATTTTGCTTTTAAAGCCATTCGTTTTTGTTCTGCTACTATTGATTGTCTAATTTTTCTACCCATAGGTATCTTTACAGAGTCAATAATCTTTTTACCTCTTTTACTGATATACTCAACACCAATAAATTTATCTTTGTAGTCACCTTGAACAGCCATTACTGCTCTTTTTAAACTCATCGCTTCTTTTTCTTTTTCATCGCCTGTTTCATTCCAAAATTTAAATATTCTCATTTTTGGCATTATATCTCCTTTACTAATTGTTTTTTGGTCTACTAATTGACATACCATGTGTCTTTTTTGCATTTCCTTCTTTTGCTTCTTCTTCAGTTAATGGTACGATATCACAATTATATGATAGTGTTCTTCTTGTCTCGTCTGTACCATTAAATGGATAAACTGTATGTACTAAAGTATATGGAAATACAAAGAAATCACCAACTTTAGGATTTAATCTATATTGAGAAAGAGCCAAAGAATGTTGTTGACCACCTATAAACTCTAAGAGACCATTTGCTGGTCGGTCATCATTACAAGCTTCTTTACCATATGTCTTAGGTATTTTTAAGAATAAAACAGAAGAAAGACCTATTAGACTATTTTGACCTGAATGAAAATGAGCAGGATTATATTCACCTGCTTTCATTTCATTTATCCAAGCCGTGTCTAATACTAACTTTTGTGTTCTTAATGTAACTAAACCAGAACTTGCCATGTATTGAAAAAAACACATTTTAAATACAGCATTCATATCATCTGTTAATATCGAATTAACTAAATTTTCTTTTTCAATTTTGCCTGCAAGAGCATGATTGTGTGCTGGTAACATATCTATACTTTTATCATATGCATTGTTTAAATCATTAATAAATTTTTCAGGTAGTTCAAACCTGCTAATACTTTCTCCTAAAACCATGTTTGATTGTTTTATTGGTTTTACTTCTTTATCGTCAATAATCATTTATTCCTCATCTTTCATTTTATTTTGCTCTTACTGTTACTTTAGGTATTATATCACAATTGTATGATAGTGTTCTTCTTACTTGATCCGTACCGCTGAATGGATAAACACCATGTATTAATGTGTATGGAAATACAAAGAAGTCGCCTACTTTAGGACTTGTTCTAAATTGTGATACTGCTAATTGATGTTGAGAACCACCTATAAATTCTAAATGACCGTTTGATGGATTTTTAGGATTAATTATTTCTTCACCATATGAGTCAGGTGTTTTTAGAAACAGTACAGATGAAAGCCCTACTAAACTATTTTTACTTGCATGAAAATGAGAAGGGTTATATTCACCTGCAAACATATCATTTATCCAAGCGTTATCTAAAACTAGTTGATGTGTATGTATTAATGTTTTTCCACACTTTATCATATATTCTTTAAAACACATTTGAAAAATAGTTTTCATATTATCACTTAATAAATGACTGACTAGTTTTTCTTTTTTAATTTTACCTGCAAGTTGAGTAGTCCAATCTACTGCTGCTGTTTCTTTTTCATCAAAGACATTATTAATATCATCAATAAATGTTTTAGGCAGTTCAAACTTAACAATTATTTCGCCTAGTGTATGGATGGTTGCCTTTATCTGGTCACTCATTATATCTCCTTCAATTTATCTCTTAAAGATATTTTATACTTTGTAATATTATATGATAGAAATGGTTTATATCTTTTCATTCTATCAAACAACTTAGGCCACAATACCTTTTCTGTAATATCTTTGTTTAGTTTTTTTGTAAACTTTAATATATCATCTAGTATTATTAGTGTTTCAAAGTTTATCTTCTTTGATAGAAACATCTTAACAATAGGTGGATGTTGACCGCCTATTGATAAAAATAAATCATTAAACTTTATATCTTTTGTTGTCATTCTTTCTATAATATAATCAATATCTTGTTCATAATAATAATGTAAAGATTCTAACTTTTTGCTCCATTGTTTGTAAGTATCGTCACCAGTTTTACCAATGATGTCACCAACCCATATATTAGTATTAGAAACAAAATTGCTAAGGAAGTAATCAACAATAGACTTATCGTTATAAGATTTACTAAGCTTATGAAAGAAGTAGCGATCCCTTCTTTTAGTAAAGGTCGCCAATCTTGCAGTTGTTCTACCGTTGTGTTTATGAAAGTCGTAAGACTGGTTTTTACTTGTGAAGTGGAGTTTGATTGCCAAATAGATTTTATATACTTCAAAACCATTCACTTACTTCGCCGTGTTAAAATACTCTAACATAGTATCAGGATCAGAAACTTCATAAGGATCATCATCTAACCCTAAGTTGTTTAGTCCTGGTTCTTCATTAAAGTGTGTTATGTTTTTATTATCAATAAAAGTAGAGTATCTCCAACTTCTCATACCAAACCCTTGAACAGGTTTATTGATTAACATTCCTAAACTTCTTGTAAATGCACCGTCACCATCAGGTATCATCTTAACTTTTTTTATACCTAAGTCTCTTGCCCATGCGTTCATCACGAAAGCGTCATTTACTGATATACAATAAACATCATCAACTCCATTTGCTATAAACTCATCATATCGTTCTTCATATTTTGGTAACTGTTCGCCTGAACAAGTTGGTGTAAATGCACCTGGTAAACCAAACATTACAATTTTTTTATCTTTGAATAAATCGTTTGTAGTTTTATCTACCCACGAACCACCTATGAATGTGCAACCGCCTTTTTCATCGCTGTCGCCCACTCTAAATTTAAAAGTATTATCGTATAGTGTATTCATCCTGATATTACTCCTACAATCCATAGTGTTGCAAACACTACTATTGCTATTTCTGCTCCTGTCATAATATAACTCCTTATTATATAACTTTTTCTAATTGTTTTATTAACTTCTCTTTAGTTAATCTTCTATCTAGTTCTATGCCTAAATCTCTGCCAATTTCTTCTAATTCTTTTTTTGTCTTATGTTTAAGGTCAACCTTAGTAATTGGTTCATCTAATATTAAAGGTGGTTGTACTGGTGTAATCAGTTTTTCTAAAATATTATTAACAAAATTGTATAATCCCATAATCTATCTCCTTTCTATATTGGTAGTTTTGCTGTTTTTTCTTTTAACATATTTAAACTTGACGCTTCATATGCTATCTTTTCTTTAAGTTGTTTATTAATCATAGACTTTGTTGTTGATGGATCTATTTGATTTTCTGTACAATATAAAACTATAGCGTCTATATAATTACATCTTTTTTTTCTTACTATATCTTCAACAATTATAGCAAATTTATTTGGTGTCATTATGCTCATGTGTAATGTAAGTAACTTCCTACCATGTATTTTGGTTTTTTAACTGGTTTCATACCTGCATGAACCCAAGGCCATAAAGGAGGAAACATTAATAAAGACCCTTGCTTACATGGTGACGCCAGGCCTAACTGAGGAAAATTAGTTTCTCCTCTTTCGTTATCGTCTAGATATATAAAAAATACTAAAAATCTTTTAGCAGATTCTATATTCATAGAATCAACATGAGGTGCAAATTCATCTTTATCATTTGCTAAGTATCTTTTTAATCTTATTTCTTCAAAAGCATATTGTTGAGGCCATTGTGTCTTATGTATAGCACAATCTTTTCTATATTGATTCACATACTTACTATAAAGATTAGACAATTGTGCCACATCTTCTTGATATTCTAAATGTTGATTAAAATTAATTTGTGTGAATGACATAGGTCCTTGGTCATGTGATTCGTAATGTTCTTTATTCTTTTCAAACCTATGAATTAAATCTTTACAATAACTAGGGTCTAAAACGTCTTTATATATCTGTATATAATTATTCATATTATCATTATACTATATTTTTCAATCCTTGTCAAGCTGTGGTGCCAGTTTCTGTTGCAAGGTACTGGCAAACCCCTAACAGCCTAGGCTGCTAATGCAAAGTTATTATTGTTTGCGTTTATAATGAATTTAGAGTCTTCCGACTACCCTCTCCAGTACGATTTCTAATAGCTGTCGATCCTATTTCGCCCCCTTATTCGGTCTATCTAGGATTTGGTGGAGGCGCTGGGTATTGCACCCAGGTCCATACTACTTACTCTCATTACCTTCACAGAGAATCCTGTGGTAATATTAAATTTCCTTCATCATCAAAAAACTTCCAATTCATGCCATACCCTAATATACAAGTCATACTTTGTCCTTCAGGACCGATACCTGGTAGTGTCATAAAAAAAGTGCCACTATCTCTTTCAACACTATGACCAAAAGATAAGATACCTATAACTTTACCATAAGGTGCACCACCTTCTCTAACCTCACCAATCAATATTTGTGATTCTTCCATCTGTTTTGCTGAAGTACTAAGTATAAAAGTTGAATCACCACAAAAGACAGGTATTTGTTGTTGAACCATTCCTTCAGTATTGTATTGTGGTGTATTATCTAATGGTTTAGTTGCGTCTGGTGTGCTAGAAAAGACTACGCCAGCTGCTTGAGCAAAATTTAATAGTGAAGATAAAACATAAAAGAATACGACAATTAACCCAATGCCAAGAATATTTTTAAGTGTTTGTTTCATTTCCTTCGTTAAACTCCTTTATTGCTGTTTTTAATAAAGGCAGGTAATCATCTTTTGATTTTGTAAATGTTTGTACACCACCATCTTCGGTTACTATAAGAATAACAACTCTATCTATTGGTTGGTCGAATCGTTCTTCATACATTTCACAATAAGCAGAACCTTGTATAAAATAGTTTTCTACCCATTCTTCTTTTTTCTCTTTAGTAGAGGTTTTAAAATCAATTACAGATAACACACCTTTATAATCAGCGATACAATCAACACGACCTGCAACGCCATAATAGTCGCTGTACAGACCGCCTTCTTGTATTCTAATATTATTTATATTATCTAGTTCAGGTTTTAGTAAAGTAAATAGTGCTGTAGGTAAAACATCCTGATTAGATAGTTCTTCATTGTTTAAATAGTTTTCAACTAGAGTGTGTACAGCAGTACCTCGTTTAGCTGCAGTTCTCATAATATTGTTTGCAACATCATTACCGACAGATTGTCGCCATCTAACTAAACCTTCACTATTTCTGCCTGATAAAACTGTTGTGATTGAAGGATACTTTTTACCTTCTGGTGTAACATAAAAGCGTTTACCTTTTACAGTTTCAGTATGTATATCTGGTAGTTGATTTGATAATGGAACATGACTAAACTCTTTCATGTCGTATTTGTCCTGTAAAAATGTATTCATTTTATTCATAATAATTCCTGTTAATTAACTTAGTTTATATTATAACAGGTTTCTTAGATAATGTCAAGCGCTAATTTGGTAGTTTCTTCAACTCGTCTTGTCCAACCTTTACCAAAAGTAGCAAAAGTAGATAACTTCTCGTAATAATCTTGTCTTTTAGATTGATATTCTTTTACAGTATTTTCTATACCATTCTGACTAACATATTCATCTAGTTTTTTTAAAGTGTTTGGACCTATCCCACCGTCTGCGA